ACGCGATAAACCACAAAATGGAATCTAACGTAGCAATCACCGTCCAACCGAACGTTATCGGTTCTTTCTTCTCCCTCCGTTCACTTCCTTCAGTGGTCGTGAAAACCGGAGGAATTTGCTTGCTCGGAGTAGCTGGATACAAAATCGTTACTTCGAGCTGGCTTGCAATGTGCGTTGAAGACCTTCGTCACCGCCTCATCTCCAAGAATAAGACCACTTTAGGTGAGGCCGGACGCGTGCGTGCTTTCGTCCAGAGAGATATGGAACTCGTTAGCACAAGCGTCAGGAAGGGTCATTCCCACAGTACAGCAGCAGCTGAGCGTAACAGCGCAACAGAGACTATGATTGACGTAATAACAACAAATGGTTACGAGCCATACGTCATCTCTCCTTCACCTCGTGAGAGTGATCTTGATGGAGTACGCAGATTTCACAGTCTTGCAGACCTTCGTCAGGATTACCGTAATAGTCCAATAACCAGTCGTCACATCATTATGATGACAGATGTGGATTATTATGTCGACATGCACGAACTCATCAGCATCGGACGACCAATTCTTTTGTATACATTCCAACCCAGAATTGTGTCCGGTCCGGTGTTTGATGGATTCTTCACCATCAAAGACAACATCATACACTACCGAGTGAATGGAGGCAAGGATGTCCATCATCCTACATGGAACTACAATCAAGACACAGTCTTTGTGCGTGACCCAATTAACACCTTTTGGGAAACACTCCGCAGTGTGATGTGTGATATCACTGGCATCAGCTGGATCAACCGTATGCTCTATGAGTATGTCGGCATTGGACCCAGTGGCAGGCGAGTCACCATCTGCACAATCGACCAGTTTGAGTTAAGTCCGCATCGAAATATCGTATCAATCGTGCCCTTTGCTCAATGTCGTGAAAACCTGCTGCCCGTCGACGAATATGGCACCGAACTCAGCCGTAGCAATTACCAACAAGCTGCGGGGTCGCCACGTATGAACGCCATTACGTACATCGACGACGGGGATCCGCTCATAAGTTTGGGTGAGGAGGGCAACGTTGCCAGCGTCCAATTGCCCCTCAAGGATCTGGAATGTCTCCGCACAGCATACCATCTCTCGAAAACCAACAATCTGTCTGACACAGTTAGACGATCACGTCGCAACGACAAGGAAGCTGCCATCATACATCAATTCCTTGTTAGTGAGTCCGAACTTCAACCGGTTGTGGTGCATAAGCCTGGGCAATTGGCCGTGCACTATCAATCTGTGAAGGGGGATCACGACGTTGACCCTACTGAGCAGGGAAAGGAGTACGCTCGCGAATATGCACCGGGACCATTGACACAAACAGCTGTCTTCCCCAGTGAATCACTTTCTAACGAGCGTGCTACCATCGAGGGACGGATTACTGCACCACAAGCCAAAGCCAAAGCCAAGGAGAGGATTACCCCCGGTATGCGCCGATTTGCCAGGGACTTTGTCAAACATCTCGTTCCTGACGTAGGGATTGGACACCCCTATTCGTGCACATACGTGGAGGAGCAACAACAGAAACCTCTCCAACGCGCCCGCAATGACGCCAATCGCTTTCACGATGCCTTCGACATGGTCACCAAGGCATTCCAAAAGAAAGAAGCATACAATGCCCCGAACCACCCCAGAAACATTTCAACTGTGCCGCATGGACAGAATGTGAAGTTGTCAGGGTTCACCTATGCTTTCAAGGATTCCATCCTGAAGAAGCAGACGTGGTATATGCCCTGTCACACGCCTTCTGAAATTGCATCCATCGTCCAGGAGCTTGCCGCTGACTCTATCGAATTGGTTGAGACGGATTACAGCAAGTTTGATGGCACGTTTCTGAGATTCATGCGTGAGGATGTTGAGTTCGCTGTTTACAAACGGTGGACCCATTCTGATCACTCTCAAGAACTTGATCAGCTCCTCGCAAATGAAATCGGATCAAAAGCAGTCACAAGAAAAGGCTTGAAATACCAACCAGACTGCTCACGACTCAGTGGTTCACCCCTCACAACTGATGGCAACAGTATCGCTAATGCATTTGTCTCATACGCAGCAAACAGGAACTATGGCATGAAGCACATGGAAGCCTGGCTGAATATTGGGATTGTGTATGGTGATGATGGGTTGAGAAATGGGCTAGTACCAGACAACTTTCTCGTATCAACTGCTTCTACTCTTGGATTTGAGCTGAAAATCAACAATCGTGTTAGCCGCGGTGAATCAGTCTCCTTTCTGTCCCGCATTTATGCTGATCCCTGGTCCTCGCCGGCATCAGTGCAGTCTCCAGCACGCACGTTGCTTAAGATACACACCACTAGTGACACACAGAGTGACATCGAAGAGATTGGTTGGGCCAAAACCCAAGCATATCTCGTTACCGATGGCTTGACTCCATTCGTTAGCCATTGGTGTAAAGCATATCAAAGAAACTGCACTTCAAAGATCGTCGACTATAAAGACTTCTCCGATATTCCTTTCTGGGTTCGTGATGAGGCTGCGTTAAACAACTCGTGGCCACAGTCCAACTCAGAGCTGTGGAACAAAATTGTCGCAGAAGATCTTGGAGTGTCTGTCGCAGAACTCATGGAACATCTTGAGAAACTCGACCAACACAATGGTCCGATCGCTGAACTTCCCCGTCTGGCAACCAACATGAAACTGGACCCAAAGTTGGATGTCGCTATGGACGGCGAAGTGCATGCCGGTCCTATTCAACAAGATGGACAAGACAATCCAAGCGATCAACCAGCATCTGGCGCAGCTACCAACGCTGTTCCAGCAACTGGCAGACGCCCGCAAAAGCCTGGGAGGGCTGACTGCGCCGGCTGCCAACGAAATGCGCACTTACGTGATCAGCGCCCAGGCGGCAGTAACAAAGCTGCGGGGCCTGATCGCCAGGTTTCCGGAAGCCCCAAAGCCTACGGACGTGGAGGACGAAGATCCCAACCCAAAGTGAGTGGAAAGAAAACTCGTTCGGCTTAAGCATTAGTTTGACGAGAAGAAACGTTCTGGGAGTAC